CATCAGCCACAACGGGAACTGGAATTACTCTAACAACAAGCACTGACTACTGGGATACAACTGGCACTCAGACTGGTAGTGATTATCTTGATTCTTTGCATGTTGGTGTAACTGTGCGCTACGGTAACAATGAGATTGTTATTACCAGCGTTCAGTCTGCAACTCAGGCTACGGGTAATGTAGTAGATGAACTATCTATTCGACTGGCTGTTTTAAATCCGTTTAGAACGATTAATGGCAGCACTACTGTGGAGGTAACTCAAATTGCTCACGGTTTCTCAGGTTCTGAAGCTATTACTATTAGTGGAGCTAGCGCTACTGGCGGTATTAATGCTGGCAATCTAAACGGTGCTAGAACTGTTAGTGGTATTATAGACGAAAATACATTTACCTTTACTGCTGGTGGCTCAGCTTCTAGTGCAGAAGATGGCGGCGGTCAGGTAACAATAACTACACACGCTCCTAGTTTACAATGGGATGAGCAAGCCCTCTCAGCAAAGCGGGGATACCCTGCGGCTGTAGAGTTTCATCAAAACAGATTGGTATTTGGTGGCAGCATTGCAGAGCCAGATAATATTTGGTTTAGCAAGATCGGCAGCTTCTTTAATTTTGATGTAGGCGATGCAGCAGATGATGATGCTATCTCTTTGGTTGCTGCAACGGGCGATGTAAACGAAATCCGATATTTAGTTTCCAACCGTGACCTGCAGATCTTCACAGCATCTAGCGAACTTTATGTTCCCACTTACTTGAACCAAGCCATTACGCCAACAAACGTACAGATTAGAAAGCAGACACCATACGGCTCTGAGCATATTGAGCCTATGCCTGTTGATGGCGCTACGATCTTTGTGCAGCGCAACGGTAAGATTGTTCGAGAGTATTTGTTTACTGATACTGAAGAAGCTTATACCTCTACTGCCGTTTCTACGATTGCCTCTCATCTTATTAGCAGTCCTAAGTATATGGCTGTTGTTCACAGTGGTTTTGGTCTTCCTGATTCCTATGCAGCTATTACATCTGGCAATGGTGACTTGGTCCTGTTTTCATCTAACAGAGCAGAGAAGCGAGCATCTTGGACTAGAGTAACTACAAATGGTAACTTTGGTTCTGTAGTAGCCATTGAGGATAGGTTGTTTGCAAATGTCTATGACTCAGATGGCAAGCTGCAACTGTGTGAGTTCACTGGTGATGTAGGCTTAGACCTTTATCTTTATGGTGCTATCTCAAGCAATCTTGTTGATGTAAGCGCATTGTACTCAAGTGGTGACACGGTAGATGTAATTGTTACTGATGGTACCAATCTATCCCATCTTGGCAGCTTTACTGTAAATGCTGGTGATGACGTTGATCTTACAGCTTACGCTGGTCTTGGGTTTACTCATGCGTATGTAGGTGTGAAGTTTACTGCAAAGATAGTAACCAATCCAATTGATGCCTCTATGGGCAACGGCCCTGCGACTGGATCTATTCGCGGTATGACTAACATTGTACTCGATCTTAAGAGTGCTCGCTCGCTGACAGTCAACGGGCATAAACTTGTGACTGAGACTGGGTTCACTGGAAAAAAAGAGTTCCGTCTCTTAGGTTACAGTCGTGATCCACAGATAACCATTGAACAAAACGATCCGTTATCATTGCAGATAAACGGTCTAGTAGCGGAGTTAATAGTATAATGGACCCATTTACAATGATGATGATTGGTTCATCCGCAGTTAGCGCAGTTGGCCAGATAGCTGCTGGTCGAGCACAGCAACAGGCATCTCAGCTAAATGCGTTTCAAATAGAAACAGACAAAGAGATGAATAAGGTTCAAGCCTTGCAAGCATCAAGAGCTAGACGTGAAGAATATGACTTAGCAACTTCTACTAATGTCGCTGCATTCTCTGCGGCTGGGCGTGATGTCGGAACAGATAGAAGTGTTGAAGCATTTTTAGAAAGACAGAAAGAAGTTATTGCTCAAGACGTTGGGCGTATAGATCAGCAAACTCAGTTTGAGAATATGAAAGCAAGTATGGCAGCTATGGCTGAAAGACGCCGTGGGCGTAATGCTTTGACTGCTGCTATGTTTAGCGCAGTCGGTACTGCCTCAGAAGGTATTTATAGATACCAAACAACAAGGACATAACATGGCTGTTATTAGACAAAAGACACAAGTATTTAATCAGCCTGTGGGTGTTGTAAGAGCAGATGCTGGCGCTGCTCAAGTAGGTCAGGCGATTAGCAATACTGCTTCTAGGATTTCTCAGTTAGCTTATAGGGAAGCTGCTATAAATGCAGAGAAGGCTGGGCAACAGGCAGCTAAAGCTCAGCCATCAGACAAGCTTATAGCAATAGATCCAGATACTAATATGCCTGTGGCTTATACGCCTCCAGCATCATTTGGATCTATTGCTGCTAGATCATATCAAAATATGATTGATCGCAGATTTGAAGAAGCAATCCTTAATGAGTTTGCCTCTAAGGGTTCAGAGTTTGCATCAAGCTCCTCAACCGCTGACCAGTATAAAACTCGTATGACCAACTACATACAAGAAATGTACAACTCAGAGGGTGAGGCAACTGCTTATAGCACTTACATTAAGGAAGCTGGCTCTGAATATGTTGCAAGTACATACGCATCGTTAGCAAAGAAACAGGCTGAAGCAGCAAAGAAAGCATTAACAAATCAACAGCTGATGTCTGGCTATCTTGATGAAAAAAAGCTGGCTAATCTTATTGCTGCTGGTGGATCTGATGAAGACATCTTAGCTTTATCTAGCTCTCTTCGTGCTAAATACTTAGACTTAAAAAATACAAACAGCATGACGTTTTCATCATGGAAGTCAGCCAATGATCGAATTGATGGGCTTCAAGGTTTGTCTGCAAATAACAATCTTATAGATATATACTCTACGCTTTCATCCTCAGAGCAATCTATGTTTAAACTTGGGCTTACAAACCCATCAATCATGGCTCGGCTAGCTGATAAGATAGATAATAATAACTTGGAAGCTTTAGTTGTAGCAGCAAAGACAACAACTAGCATACCAACATTACTTGCTGGTTTAGATTCATTTGCCTCTCTTAGCGAAGAGTATGTAGAGAATGAGGTTAGCAATATTATATCTGAGCTTGGTCCAACAATAAGTGCATCTATTACTGTCGCAGATATACAGGGCATGGTTCTAAATATTGAAGATAAAGATGTTCAGAATGAAGTAACAAGAGAACTATTTACTGACTGGGTAGAGAAGAACTTAGATGCGGCTGGCAAGAAGTCTTCTGATTTAGACATTATGTCTGAAGCGCTTCAGAATGAAGCATCACCAGATTATCAAGCAATAGCTGATTTAATAGGAGGTACGCAGGGTGAGTCTGTAGCAAGCCAAATTCAAGGCATGACTCAACAACAAAGATCTGATCTTGCGTCTGAAATATCTGATAGACGTGCGGCTTTATCTAGGATGGAAGGTGTTGCTGACCTAGAAAAAGAAAACAGATTGCGTCAAAGTCTAATTGATTTTCAAAACGCTACTGATTTGAATGCAAGCTTTCAATCTGCTTTATCAAACATAGAAGCATCTGGATTAGATGAAACAACTCAGCAAACTTTAATAACTGCTGCTCGAGAAAACTTTGCTCTTCAATCAAGAGTTAGGGCCGATAGAATACAGTTGACTACGGTAGATCTTGAGGAGTTAAAGGACGCAATAACTCAAGAAGAAACAAATCTAACAGGCAATGCTAAGGAGGCTTATGACTTATTAAGAGAAGCTTATAAGTTTGATCCTGCAAGTACATCTGCTTACCTAGATAGAAAGTTGACAGCATCTACAAATCAAAACAATAGATACATTAATGGCGTTAGAATAGATGCTATTGAAAGTAATCTTTCTGACGTTAGTCCTGATGAGTTAGCATTTTATGACAAGCAATTGTTTGGAGATGTTGTTATAACTGCTGGAACTATGTTTGATTTTCCACAAATTGTAGATGGTCTTAACCAAGGCGTTGTTCTTCCATCTGCTAAAGTTGCTTTAGAATCTGCTTTAACCTCAAATAATGAAGACAACTTAAATGCTGGCATCCAAACATTTGAGCGTTATTCAAATCTTGAAGCTGTTACAGAGGATGGTCGGCGTACTGGTTTAGATATAATGCGTAAAAATCTTAGCCCAGAGTCGTATGCTTTATATTCTGCAATAAGTCAGTCTGCTCGGGCAGAAGGTGTAGAGCCATTAGCAATTGCGCTTGAGTTTAGAAACTATGATGGCAACATTGATGCCGATATTAAGATAGACCTTGAGCTTCCCAAGAACGCAAACATTGGAAGAGCATTAGACGCTTATCCAATGAGTGATAATTATAAAAAAGAAATACTAGCAATGCTTCGGATGCAAAAGGTAAGAGGCAATGTAATTACTGAGGATTCAATATCTTCTATAATAGATAGTTACACATCAAAGATGCGAACAGATCCTAATGTTATTGGATCTTATATTGGTGACAGCACTGTATATGCTAGGAATAATTTTTTTGCAGACTCTGAAATTACCGCGCATAGAGAAGAAATAACCAATCTTATTGCTGATTCTGGCTTGTTTAATGATCTTTTAAAAGGTGGCACTGCATTAGATTCAGCGGCTGCTGGTTTTGCAAATATTATTGGCGGCAATCTTTTACTCACATCGAGAGCTATTGTTGAAGAGTTTACTAGCGGCGTTGGGGCTAGTGAAGAGCTAAGTGATAGAGACAGGCTAAGAAGAGGACTGCAAGCTTTGAATATAGAGCTAAGCTATAAGCCTGTTGTGTCTTCATTTAACCAAGGTCAACCTATGTACGAGGTAGGGTACATAAATGACTATGGTGGATTTGAGCCAATTATAGTTAATGACACAGCTTTGACTTTAGAAAAGCCAAGGGTTCAAGCTGATCGAAAAGCTGATATGAGATTTCAATCTCTTAATAATTTGCAGGTTGCGTTTAAATCAGATGCACCTGCTGGCAGCAAAGTTATTGCTGAAATTAATTATAAGGCAACTTTAGATCACATGACTGAAGAAGTGTTCTTATCTGATGTTAACAGAATAAGAAGGTTTAATAAAATACTTGGCGATGATGACATGGCGTTAAATATTTTTAGGTCAAAAAGAAAAGAGTACAATGCCCTTAGCAATCCATGGCAAATAGAAATGACAGAGCCAAATCAATGAAGATAGTTGTTCCAGAAGCAGAGCCGTTTAATGTTGGTAGACAGCCAGTGCAATCTACAGTGCCTACACTTGGGCAAACGGGAAATGCTCAATATGGAAGACTGTTTAATCCAATAAAGAACCAGCTGAATTTTTATTCAAGAGCTTCAACCTATGATCCAGAGTCAATTGATCGTGTTGAAACAATAATAGAAAAGCAGGGTCTTAATGAAGAAGACGCTCGTTATCTTCGTTTGTTTGGCATTGGCTCTCAAGATAACTTTACTTCTGCGTTAGAGTTTATACAGAAGCGTAGAGATAACTATAGCGTATTAAATCGCTCTACTGGTCTTAATTTATTTCTTACCGATCCTAGTCTTCATGCATCTATTGCTATTCCTTACGGTGGTGTTGCTGCTTCTTTGCACCTTGGTAAAGGTCTTAATGCTTTAGGTTCTACATCTGGTCTTAGGCAAGCTGCACGCGCAAGGCAATTAATGAAGGGCAAGGATCTTACTGCTAAAGATCTTTCTAAGATAGGCGCTCTGGATGCAGCAGTCGTAGATGGCAGTATAACGCTCACTGAGGCGCTTACTGAGATTAGCGAGGGTGAAGACCCAGCAACTGAAATAGGCAACGCAGCGCTCTATACAATGGGCACAGCGGCTGTTGGTGGCCTTCTTGGCTTTGGAATAGGCACAGCGTTGAATAAACCTATTTCTGCACAAGCTAGACAGGCAACGTTTGGACGTAAGTACAAAGAATATCTTAATAGTGTTTCTGATGAACCAGCAAAAAGAGGTGAAGACTTATCGTTTACGGGTGAGTGGTTTAATAATTCTTGGTTTATGAAGGCAGTACCAACGCCTATTCGCACGACTATACAAGATAAAAAATTACCAGACTGGGCTAAGATGGCTATGCTTCAGCTTGGTGGCGATAATGGAATGCCTTTTGCTATGAACCAGCTTGGTAAAAGTGTAGGCAGTTCTACGTTTACTGAGTCTGCAAGACGTCAAGGTGATTGGTTTAAAGCTCTTGATGTTATTAATCAAAACTATCGTGAGGTAAGTCCACGTGGTTCTGCTGAGTTTTTCAATGTTCCTGTTGGAGAATATGTAGAGCGTGTTCGTCGTAAGCTAGGCAAAGATAGCTTTGCGCCTGATGAGTGGTATAATCACATTGGGCGCTTAATAGTTGATGAAGTGCCATATGAAAAAATGACACCGCAGGAAGCAGCATCAGTGCAAGCTGCTCGTAGTTTCTTTGAGCAGTATGGAAAAGAGCTAGAAGAAGTTGGCCTTATTAATCCAAAAGATCTCTTTGAAGACAACTATTTAAAAAATGTTGGTCGCCAGATGGAGCTTCAAAGCGTTACCAAAAGCATTGTTGAGCAAAACAAAAGATGGATGCGCCCACAGCAAGATAGGCTTTCAAAAGATTTAGAGAAATTAAACAACAAGCTTAGGCAGCTTAATAAAACTGCTACAACTAGAGGTCTTACTAATAAACAAGTTAAGTATAAGGCAGATCTAGAAGAAGAGTTTGTTATGAAGCAAACTTTGCTAGGTCAGTTTGATGACGCATTTGACAAAATACAAAATGCAAAATCAATTGATAAACTAGCTTTGCTTTATAAGGAGTTAGATCTTACTGCTGACATGCGTAGTGCCCTGCAAGATCTAGCTAAGGCCATGGATGAAACAAGGGCTAGAATTGATAACGCTATGGATATGATGGATGAAATGCCATCAGTTAAATCTCCTAATAATTACCTTATGCGTATCTTTAACCGCCGTAAGATTGAATCAGACCGAGAGGGTTTAAAGAATATTTTAATGAATTGGTTTCGTGAAAACCCACAGATTATTGTTAAGGGTGATGACAAGCTATTTAAGAAGCAAGAGCTAGCAACTGATCCAGTATCTCTTGAGCGTAGAGCCAACGAAACTATAGACAATATTCTTGGAGAAACAGACGAAGATGCTGTCGATGCAATCTTTACTGGATTTGGTCGCAGCGGCCCGCTTGTATCTCGTCGCCTTAATATTCCTAATCACTTGATTAAAGACTACATTGTGACTGACATTAAGGAAGTTATGATTGCTTACACCAATCGTGTTGGCCCTCGACTAGAGTATCACAAACGTTTTCGTGATCCAGAAACTAATCAGATAATGCCACTAGAAGGAAGAATAGATTATTACAGATCTAGGCTTATTAAAGATGGTGTTGATGAGGCTACAATAAATAAGTTTATTAAGAACTTTGTTGCTATATATGATCAAGTTGTTGGCACAACGCTTAAACGTCCTGATGCTATAGATACTAAAGTAGCTGATTTTCTTAGAACAGCAACAAGCTGGACGTTTCTTGGTGGCTCTGGTTTAGCGGCGGTTGGTGACGCTGCGTCTTTATTTATGGATCATGAGCTTAAAGCTATTGGCAAGTCAGTGCTTGGCACAATGGACGATATATCCTTAAAGGCATCTAAGAGAGAGCTTAATCTTGCTGGTGAAGCACTAGAGATTGTTCGTGGCATAACTCACTTGCGGTATATGGAAAGCCTTACGAATGATGTGTTTAGCAAGACTATTCCTGATAAGCTAAACAATGCTTTTTATATCATGAATGGTTTGGCTCCTGTGACTGTAGCTATTAAAACATTTGATGGTTTGCTTCGTGGTCATACTATTATTGACTCAGCTATTAAGCTGGGCACAGGTAAGGCTAGTAAGTTTGAGAAAGAGTTTTTAGCTAGATATAACATTACTCCAAAGATAGCTAAGCAAATAGCTGACTCTCCTTATGAGAAAAGCCAAGGCGGTTTATTCTTACCAAACACAGAAGCTTGGACAGACGAGGCAGCGGTTACTGCATTTAGAAACGCTTTATCTTCTGGCGTTATGAACAGAGTAATTATGGGTACGCCTGCAGACAAACCAATTGTAATGAGTGGCATTGCTTATATTCCAGAGCATTTAGCTAAAATGCTTCCGTTTGAAACTGCTGTTGATCCTAGGGTTAAAGGCTATCGCAGAGTAGAAAGTGGATTGCTTGCTTTACCGTTTACTTTTTATAGCTACACAATGGGTGCTTTAAGCAAGATTACCGCCAACCATGCTTCTGGTGCGGTTCGCAATCGTTTGTCTCATGTGGCTGTTGCTATGGGTCTTGGGTATATGATTGTAAATGCTCGTACTCCAAGCTGGGCTTGGAAGGACATGGACATTGAAGATAAGATTATGAGATCTTTTGATTTCTCAGGTCTTGCTGCAATTTACAGCGATATGGTTTATCGTGGTATAGCAATGGCTAGTGAAATGGGATTGGAAAATAACTTTCCTATTCAACCAAAGTTTCAAGCCCCACCAGATAAGATTGGTGCATTAGTTTCTTTAGGTGGCGCTCCTGCTGATTGGAGCTATGAAGTTCTAAGTTCTATTGGGCAGATGCTTTCTGGCGATGTTCAAGACGGAGCTAAGGGTTTAATTCGCATGACACCACTTATAGAAACAATGGCGACTGGCGATATAATAAAAGACACGGCAAAAGATCTTACTGGCTATTTACCTAATAGACAGTGATTTGTCCTAGATTATTTGTGCATTGATCTTCTTCGCTTCTTTGTGTGAGAAGAGAACAAAGAGGTGAACCATGACAATAGACATTTCCGCTAACAATCCGCGTATTAGCTACTCAGTTGCAGCTGGCGTAACGCAGACATCTTTTGCTGTGCCATTTGAGTTCTTCGATGACTCAGATCTTAATGTTTATATCGACACCACCCTGCAAACTATTACGACTGACTACACGGTAACTGGTGGGGCTGGCTCCACAGGGACTGTTACTATCACAGTGACTGGTCCTAAGACTGTGATCTTCACTCGTGATACTACGATTGAGCGCACTACAGACTTTACTGCTGGCGTAGATATTAACCGCGCTGCTTTGAATACACAGCTAGATACGCTAACTGCTATTGCGGCTGATAATAAAGACCTTGGAGAGCGGTCTATTCGGATTACCGACTATGACCCTGCGGCAGCTAACTTGCTGCTTCCTGACGCTGCTACACGCGCTGACAAGCTTCTTAGCTTTGATACTGAAGGCGACATCCAAGTGCAAGCTGCTGGCGACTTACTAACAGGCAGCGTACTTGGGGCTAACTATACTAAAGCAAGCCACACTGGTGACGGTACTATAGTTGCGTTTAGCACTACAGAAGCGGCTGGCTCTAAGAACAATATCCAAGTTTACATCGATGGTGTTTATCAAAACAAAGACACGTTCTCGATCAGTGGTTCTACGCTGACATTCTCAGAAGCCCCACCCTTAAACTCTGCCATTGAGTTTATTGTTGGTAATGCTGTTACTTCGCTAACAACTGATCCTGATGTTGTGACCTACAACCAAGGCGGCACTGGCGCACAGGATCGTACACTGACAAGCAAGCTGCAAGAGACTGTATCGGTCAAAGACTTCGGTGCTGTCGGTGATGGCGTGACGGATGACACTGCGGCTATTCAGGCTGCGATTGATGCAGCAGCAGGGCGTCCTGTCTATGTTCCTGCTGGAACCTACGTCATCACCAGCACGATTGACATGGAGAGTGCAGCAACAAGCACATTTAATCAGGGGCCGCAGCTTATTGGTGATGGCATTGGCAAGACGATCTTTGACAACCAAGTATCATCTGCACCAATGTTTGACATTAAGGCTGGCGGTGTTGCTGGAACAAACTTCTTAATGGGTGCTGTTTTGCGGGGCTTTAAAGTTATCCGCACTACTGCTGAAACAGCACAAATTGCCATAAAGATTATCACATCTTACATGGTTGAAATCGAACAGGTTCACATTGATGGTATGACGGGAACGGGCATCCGTATTCCCTGTATTGTTGGTGACAATGACGGCTCCAACATGGTTAACATGAAACAAGTCCGCATTGAGAACTGTTCAGGATGGGGCATTGATGCAGCAGGCGACAGTGGCTTCAACGAATTTTCGTTTATGAAGATGGATCATGTCTTTGTGCAGGCATGTGGAACCAATGATGCATCATCTACACCGCCTTCTGGCGGGATGAAATGGAAAGGCCAAATCCTTTCAATGCACCAGTGTGCGTTTACGCTTAATGAAAACGTGGCATTTTTTGTTGTTGGCCAATCTGGCTTGGGTCAAACTGTTGATCTTCAAAACACCAGCTTTGAAAACAACAAAAAGAAATCTGTTCTTGTTACTGGCGTCAAAATGTTTCGTGGTCGAAATGTTCAGTTTTACAACAACGACACTTATACGGCGACCAACGGTATTGAGTTTGACGCATCGTCTTTTACGATTGCAAACGTAGATATTGACGGAGCAGTTATTCGAGCAACGTCTGGTAACAACCCATACACTGCTTTCAAAATCAGTGGAACAAATGCCGATTTGAAGAACTGTCAGGTTCGCAATGTGAACTTCGACAACTTTGGCTATGCTGGTCAGGTCAAACAGTCTGGGTTCAAAGACACTTCTACCGTGCTGGCTCACAAAGACAGCGCCCAAAGCGTGTTCAACAGCGTGTCCGCAATCATTTTTAACCAAATCGACAAAGACTTGCAGGACTGCTTCGACACAACAACAGGTCGTTATACTGTCAACTATCCTGCAACATTCAACATCAAAGGCCAACTCACCATGACATCTCTTGATGCAGATGTTGAGGTGGTCATTTCACTCTACGATGTAACCAATGCTGTTGACCTTGCAAAAAGTACATACAACGCAGATGGCGTGACAACCCAGTCTTTCCCTTTTGATTTCACTGTTGATCTTGGCGCAACAGGTTTGACCAGATCGTATGAAATCAGGGCAACGCAACAGTCTGTAGGCTCAAAGGCTTTGGATGTTTCGTCTGACTTCAACAACACGTTTACCGCCCGCCGTATTCCAAATGGCGAAGTAGAATTTTAAGGAGGCGATCAGATGACGATCAAACAGCAAGGCGGCATCTTTGGCCGTAACCCAACATTCAATGATGTGGATGTAGAAGGCACTTTAACGGTTACTGGCGCAAGTTCAACGGCTGCACTAAGTGCTACAACAGGGACATTTAATACAGTTTACGCCTCAACCTCTGTTGCAGTAGGTGCTGCTGCAAACTATCAAGCCACATTCTACAAGGCTGGGGCAAACGCCAACTACGTTCAAGTCTCCAACGGTATGCTGGGTGCTGGGGCTGGCAATGGCATATTGTATGGCGTAGATGCGTCAGGCAACGGTGTCCTTAACAAACAGGGTACAGGTGATTTAATCACTACGGTTGCTGGAATTGAACGTCTGCGAATACTCCAAGCTGGCACACTTGACGTATCTGCGGCAAACATTGCATTCGATAATGGGTATGGCATCGACTTCTCTGCCACCTCTGGCACTGGCACAAGTGAACTGTTCGATGACTATGAAGAGGGGACGTGGACGCCTGAATACTTAGGTTCGACTGGCAATCCGACTGTGACTTACGATGTGCAGTCTGGAAAATACACTAAAATCGGTAATATTGTAGTTGCTCGATTTGAGCTTGGGACAGACGTAGTTTCTGGTGGCTCTGGTGATCTTCGCATTGGTGGGTTGCCATACTCTTGCAGCGGAGAAAACTCTGGCAAACTTGGGTTGGCGTATAATTTTGGAACTTCTCTGGGTGAGGCGATTTATTATATAAGCTCATCCCAAACATATTTTACTATTAATACAACAGCAAACTCTAGTGCAAAAGCACCAGTAACTTCCTTAGCTGCAACCGCAAATACAAACCGCATGTTTGCTTATGTGGTCTACATGACTTCTTAATACGGGGAAAATAAAATGGCTCTGACCAAAGTTAATAACAGGATGGTCGATAACACTATTCCACTAATGCAGCTTGGTGCTATCCGTAATAACGGAGATCAGTCAGATGCCTACAACTGGTGGAAGTTGATCGACGACAGTTCTCATAAGCCTCTTGGTTTCAATAACTCGGCAGGGGCTGGGCTTGAGGTTGAAACAACCGACAGTGTTATTAGGGTTCATCATGATATTGGCGGTCAATACGTTGGCGGTTTGATTGCTGCTCTCGACGAAACTCTTGCACAGACAGGTCTGCGTCTTGGGTGCTCTGTTGGTGTTACTTACAGCGATATTCAGCTTTATAGAGACTCTATGGCTAACGTCTATCGGTCAAGTGGAGGAGTTTGGCAACATGATCCAAACAATACAGAACCGTTTACCGCAGCATGGAACGCATCTGGATATTTAGATATAACATTTCCAGACACACCAAATGCTATTGGTATTGTGCAACAAATCGGATCGGTTGAGATTGGTGAGTGGGCTGCGCAGTTCCAGCAAACAAGCAGCACATCTGCTCGCATCCATTTCTTCAAAGCGAAGCCAAAAAAACACTCAGCCCGTATTCGGTGGAACACTAGCTTTTCTGTTTTGACGGGAAGCACAGGCGTCACTATCGGCACATTTTCTGGGGGATTGCTTCCAGTGACGTTCACAGACGGAGACGTAAATGACTTTGATATTCAAGTAACATCGGGTGGAGGGATTGCTGGCATCGGTTATCAATGTCAAATCAGAAACCCTGGACCTACTGGCTTTGATCTGCAATGGGTAAACAACTCAGGGGCAATCGTAACCACTGCCGACAATAAGATGGAGGCATTCGTTTCCGCAATCAGTCGGTCTCAAGCAGAAGAGCCTTCGCCAAGCACCAGCTTTGCTGTTAGGGTTTTGTCTCGTTCGAACATTAATCCAAAGTCAATTACGGCAGCAGCATATCCTGCTGGAAATATTTGGATTACTGGCGGAGTTATCAAGGAAATCACAGCTTAATGCGCCTAGTGCGTGGACAGTCCAGCCAAGGAGGTAAACATGGCACTGACTAAAACAACAGTAAACGACAAGATCGAAGTCATTAACCAAGGTGATTGGTCATCGGTGCAAGTACGCACTGCGACTATCATCTCAGAGGATGGCACAGAAATCAGCCGTACATTTCACCGTCATGTGGTAATGCCTGATGCTGATCTCTCAGCAGAAGATGCTGATGTTGCTGCTATCTGTACTCCAGTATTCAGTGACGCGGTTAAGGCTGCTTATGCGGCTGCTCAAGAGGAATAAATAAATGGACAAGCGCACAGTATCATCGGCTCACACGCGCATCGATGGTTTGGAGAAAGACATCGTGGCTATTAAAACTGAAATGGAAATCCAGTTCAAAGATTTGTTTAATCGCGTGAAGCGCCTTGAAGCTATTATGATTGGTACATCTGGCTTTATTATTGTGCTGCTTCTTCGCATGAACATGATCGGCTAATGATCTGTGCGCTCACCAGCATAGCGGTGGGCGTGATGACTTATGGTCATCTTTACACTGCTTGCATATATCGGTGCCCTTCTGGGATTTATAAGTATTATCCATATACAGTTCGTGTGCCGTATAAAGCTCCATGCTTTTCTTACGTTAAGGTAGGTAAGGACGCATGATTGATCCAATGACAGCTATCGCCACAGCGACAGCCAGCTACAATATGATTAAGAAGCTGGTGTATGCGGGCCGTGAGTTAGAAGATGTAGCGGGTCAACTGGGTAAATGGTACGGGGCTGCGGCAGATCTTGGCCGAGCGGAACAACAACGTAAGAACCCGCCTATCTTTACCAAGCTGTTTGCTTCTGGATCTGTAGAGCAAGAAGCCTTGCAGATTATTATTCACCAGAAGAAACTGGCCGAGCAAGAAAAAGACTTGCAGCAAATGCTGAATAACAGGTTTGGCTATGGCACATGGCGCGAGATGGTTGAGCTTCGTCGCAAGATTAAGAAAGAGCGAGAAGAAACGCTGTACCGGCAGCAAGAGCGCAAGGCTGCTTTCTTTGAAACGATGTTGGTTGTGCTGTTGTTGATAATGTTGGCTGCTATTATAGTAGGCGGCACATGGTTGACTGGTCTTGGCGCTGGGTGGTGGTAATGTCTGACGGTGTTAGTGGCATTGGATCTTCACCCTTCAATATTAGCAGTGATATTCACCAGCAAACACAAACTCGTGAACGTATCGAGACGCACCTTGCAGAGCAGATGGTAGCTAAAGAACACAGGGCTAACCACACTCACTTAGAAGCTCTCAGAGAACAGAAGTTGGATTTAGGCAAGGGTTATGATAGGTTCGGCACTAAGACCACTGCTGATAGACCACAGGGAACGAACATAAATATAGAGGTTTAGATATGACTATAGCTATGGAAAAGATACTTGCTTGGAAGATTATGCCACGTTTGATGATGTTGGTTATGACATTGATGTACATTCGCTGCATTGAGTGGGCGTTAAGTCAGCCTGATTTAACTACACAACAGAGTGCTTTGATTAGTGTTGTTACTGGCGCTATGACTGGTGCGTTTGCAGTTTGGGTAGGGTCTGAGAAATGATTGGTCAGATTGTAGGTGCATTAGGTGGGCTAGCAACCAGTTACCTAGACGGTAAGGCTGCTGTCCAGAAGGCTAATGCGGAGATCAAACTCAAGCAAGCTACTGGTGAGATGGACTGGGAGCAGTCAGCTATCGAAGCATCGAAGGATAGTTGGAAAGATGAGCTATGGACTATAGTTTTTGTAGCTATTCTTTGCATGAACTTTATTCCTTCTATGCAGGATGTAATGGCTGTTGGCTTTGCTAACTTAGAAACCACACCGCTCTGGGTGCAGTGGGGAATGTATGCCTCTATTGCTGCAAGCTTTGGTATACGAACCATGAAGGGGTTAAAGAAATGAGTTTTAAATTATCGCAGCGCAGCCTTGATAGAATGCAGGGCGTAGATGAGCGCATGGTTTCTGTAGTTAAGTTTGCAATCACAGCAACGAAGACAGACTTCGGAGTTATTCAAGGCTTGCGTACCTTAGAAATGCAGAAAGCATTAGTAGCTAAGGGCGCTAGTCAGACCATGAAGTCAAAGCACTTAGATGGATTGGCTGTTGATCTGATGGCTTACATTGAGGGCCGTGGTTCTTGGGAGCTTAATCTGTATGACGATTTGGCTGATGCTATGAAGGAAGGTGCCGAAGCTGCTGGTGTGGCTGTACGCTGGGGAGCAGCTTGGCATGTACCTGATATTCGTAAGTGGGAAGGCACAATGGAAGAGGCTATGAATGCTTACATTGATAGACGTAGAGAGCAGGGTCGAAGGCCATTCATTGATGGCCCTCACTTTGAGCTAATGCTTTAGCGTTATTAATTTTATCTGAGTGACGAGATAAAGTCTTTATAGTTAAGGCGCGACTGTATCCCATGAAGGACATGCGTCTGCATATAGAGTCTTTGTCTTTGCCTTCTAAAGCTAGTCTAATTATTTCTTTTGTTTCTGGCTTGGCATCTTTGCCGCCCATATAATAATCAGTATTGTTTTGTTTTAGAAATCGGCTTTGCCCGTCTCTCTCTCTAGCTCTTTTATTAACTTGCTTTGCGTCCTCAAGCATTGCGGCTAGTAGTTTCTCATTCATATGTGATAGCCCTCTTTTCTTAGTTTGTTTACGAATTGGTTTAGTTCAGAACGTGCTGCCCATAGGTCTTGTTTTACATTTGGGTGTGGATCAGTTCTGTTTTCTTCATCGATTAGCGTATCAACTCTTCGCTTGAGAAAATCTAACTCTACTTCATGTGCGGGGTGTATCTTCATTGCTTTCTTCCTTGCTCTACGACAGGCCAGAATATGTTGTTGCGATGAATGAAATTATTCAGACCAGATAGCTTTACGTCAAGGATTTTTGCTGCTTGTGTTTGAGTGCAGCGAGATTGCGCCAATGCTTTTACTAGCTGTAGTTTTTCTTGCTTGTGACGTTGCGTCATTTCTTCCCATGTTTCCATGTTGTTTCCTTTGGGTAAAAAAAAGCCCCGCTATGCAGAGTGATCTGACTAAGCGAGGCAGTTGTGAGGGAGGGCAGGACGCTCCTCGGGAGAACTAAGCCTAGCTTAGAACGGAATGCTATCACCTTGCAATGGGGAAGATGCAGCTTGTTGGCCTTGTTGCTTGTCGCTTATTTGAAAAGACATATAAGGTTTACCATCTTTCATGCGTCTCCACCCAGCAATCCGCTTGTTTTCACCAACTGGACCAGAGTAATCGGGTGCTGCATCATTGCCCTTCTTGTCGTTGTCAAACATTACAGCCATCTTCTGATAGACCTCGACAATACCACGACCGTCTTTGGTCTGGTCTTTGACAAGAACTACTTTTGAATCTACGCCTTCGACGTTGACCTTGCCTTGCAAGATCATCTGCTGCGTTGGGAATGGTGTGAAGGCTGCGCCTCTATTTGTATCGTCATATTCTGCCATGCTTCTGGCTCCTGTATTGTGTGACTACCAGCCACTGCTCTTGTTACCACTATCTTGATCGTACTTGTTGCCATCCATCTTACCTAAGAAGATGTCAGCATCACAGCCAATGTGCGACAGTGCTTTGGTTAGGCCATCAGTGATAGCCATCTTCGGTGCATCCTCGGCCATACGATCCTTGGCTGCATCAAAGAACTTACGGCACCCTGTAAAGGGGCCAAATGAATTTGCTGGGGTACCATGCCAAACAGTAACATGCGCTAACACAGCGCTGTCTCCGTTGCTCACAGGCACAATCTCTGTTGTGTTGTGCCAACCCCAGCCTTCACCGACTGGCCCGAACTGCTCAGTCATCTTTCTGACTTGGTATTGTGGGTCGATGGCGGTGAATGATCGGCTGCCGAAGCTGACCTTCTTCAGATATTTGGGGTCTGAAGAGGCCAGCTTGTCCCAGATGTTGAGGTTATTAGTCATTGTTGGTTCTCCTTGTTATGCGGAGTGATCCCCGCTTGTCTCGCATGTTCAAGTTCAAACCATTCTAGATTGTTGGTTCTCCTTGTTATGCGGAGTGATCCCCGCTTGTCTCGTTTGATTGTAAGGTAGTCGCAGTAAACTTCTCGTTCATTGCTACCGACCATGTTTTTGAGATCTTTTTTTGCGTTCTCAAACACGCGGTTCTGTTCGTACCCACCGATGTAGGTAATTGCTGCGTCGATGAACTGGTTGTCTGTGCTGGCGTCTCGCTTGACCATGTTGTCCACCTCAACCTTGTCAATGGAGATGTCTGGCGTTTGAATACCAATCGGTTCTTCGTCGCGTACAACGTAACCCCAGAAGTCTGACACCACCGCCCACATAGAATTGAAATACTTGTGGTTATACGAGACATAGGTTGATTCCCATTTGCTGTTGCCAAAGATTACTGAGAAGTATGCGCCATCTGCATCTGACAGGTAGCAGTACAATTGTATCTGGGGCATGTAGTATTCGATGACGTCATCTATATTTTTATATGGGTTGGTGTGCTTGGCCTCGACAATGCGAGATCCCCAGCGAGCATCGATCATGCCCTTGGCTGGCACGGTGCCGATCATATCTTCTAGTTCTTCTTGATGACCAGACAGCACGCAGCTGTGCTCTTGCTCAAACCATTTCAGATTGAAGTCTTCAGTAAAGCTGCCAAGTTGTACTGCAATATTGCGAGACAAGTCATCTGACTCTACGCGACCAGTCTTGATCTGCCATAGCTCAAGCCAGTCGCCATTCATAATTTTTACGCAGTCGCTGCCGCCTATGAAACCTTTACGTTCCATTGAGTTCTCCTTTTATTATATGGGTTAGATTACTGCATACTTGCAGCTTACTCAAGGTATTTTTTGAAGTCAGCGTGAGTAAGATCAGTTAGCTCAAGCAGCTTTTCTTTCTGCTTACCTTTGAGATAGCTCTCACCAACAGGCTCACCGTTCTTGATGCGTTTAGCCATAATCTCATACTCATCGAGCACATAACTATACTTCTTGTATTCTCTAGCGTAGTGCGGTGAGCTTGTGGCTTTGTTGATGTGTGCATCCCAGACGCTGCTGGCTACTGCATTACCTAGTGATTGTGGCTTTTTCATCGTAGCTCCAGATTGTAATTGACGTTCCCCACTTACCCATAGCTTTCTTACCTGAATCATGAATGATCCCTGCGTTCTTTAGCTCACTGATTCTGGGTTGGACTGAAATCTCTGGCCTATTAAGAAGCTGAGAGACTTGCTCATTAGTAAGTTCACCATGCTCTTTGAATAGCTCAAGGACTTGGTAACGGATCGTTAGCTTGCCATCTTTATTAAAGTCAGCTGCTTGCTTACTGGATCTATTCTGTTGGTATCCGATCTTGCTTTGGTTGTATGGCATTTGCGTTCTCCATAAGGGTTAAAAATTGTTCACCAGTCATTATGACTAATGTTTGCGGACTTCCCGTCCGTCTTTTATAGAAAGCAATGTCTCGCTTATCTAATACTGTGAATGGGCTAGGGAAGTTAGACTTGTCCCTATACTTTACTTCTCCCACCAGTTCTTGTCCGAAGAGTTCGAGCTTGATGTCGCCTGAATACTCTCCTCCCAAGCTGCCTGAGAGGGGTTGCCTTTTCGCTTTGATACCCGCTTTCGTGAGCCAATCGACGAACCACTTTTCGTGGTAA